GAACGCAGTCGGTTATTTACCTTGTAATGTTCATAATCGACATCAATTTCGGGGAATTTCATTTTATCAAGTATCTCTTTGCGCTTATCTTTTAGTTTAACGTAGTAATCCAATTTTTTAACATCAGGTTGAAAATCATAACATTGTATAAAACAAACGTACATTTTTTGATAAAGATTGTTAAGTACATCAAAAGTAATCCAACCTCTTTTCAAACGCAGAAGATTGCCACCTTCATGATACAGATGTTCGGAATGCTGAATGAAGTCATACACTTGACCGTAATGTGAACGGAGAGAATCACGCATGAACTTGAACATATCGCACTGGTCGTCTGTTTGGGCTTTATTTTGCAAAACTCGGTAAATCTTCTCAAAACGCACAAGTTGACAACGTATGTGAGTGGGAATAATCATCGACAAGGACGGGAATAGTTTATCCTTAAAACAACGAGGCAGCCCAAATTCACCAACTTTTGTAAGTATAGAGAGTTGAGCGGGATTCTGATTGCGGACGGACTCTATCAAACTATTAAGATAACGCATACCAATACCACCAGTTCGACGAGAAGATAGATAAAAGGTAGGAAGTGACCAGCCGACTGGCACATCCTTTGGTTTTCGCATATATTTCATACAATACGCACCGCTTGAACCACGGTCGCAAGTAACCTCAACACGGCCAAGGAGGGTATAATATTTACCATCGGACTTAAAGCGTAAGAAGTCATATTTAGCAGGGATATCATTGAACTCTTCTTTCGTAATCTCTTTACACCAAGAACGCTTAATACAATATAGTATTTTACGAGTCATTAAAGATTCATTGCACTTATCATTTGGGACATTCCAAAATAAAAGATGATAATGGGGCAGACCATGTTTTGAACCATATTCGCCACAGGCAAAGTAGCGTAAATCCAAACGGTTGCCATGGCATTTTCTAATCCAGTTCTCACGGAAACGCTTGATAAACTTCTGTACATCTTCTTTGCGAACTCCATCACCTGGACGAAACCAGTCAGCATAAGTAAGGGTTATGAATACAGGAGGATAAACGGCAGTTTCACTTTCACATGTGGCACGGGTAGACCATTCCTTTGCACGCTTATCACGACACAGCAGGCATTTACCACATGGGACAGCGGTAAACATGGGAATCAGTTCTCCATCTTCTGTGAGAATAGACCAGTTCTTGTAATTGTCATAAGTAGCACCTACGGAAGTAGGGGAGGGTAATTTACCACGGATAGGGTAAAAATGATAGCCATCAGTATAGACACATTTACGGCCGAAACGATTAAGTACACGGTAGAGTGTACGAGATAGTATTATATTAGGAGTTTCACAATACATAACGTAAACTTATTTTCTATTCCATAAATCAAACACCAACGTGCACCGATAGGTTGTGTCAGTTGGTATAATAAGGACGAGAGCAGTAATAGTGGATGCTTCGCCCACTCCATGCGTAAGGCTCGGTTTAGAGCCGTTACAAAGTAGAATCCCCTGCAAATGAATCTCTGCAGGGGAAGCAATTAAAACATCTGAATCATTTCGGCCTGTCTCGCAATACCTAAACAAAACAGCACAAGCAAATATATCACAATTAGTAATATAACAATAACTAGTATTTTTATAATATTACTTAACATGCCGCAAAGATACTACTTTTCATAACGATGAACAACTTTTCGTAGAACTCCATCACCGTCATATGTTTCATACCAATTTCCTTTAGCACCAAATCTTAAAGAAGTATAACCATCTATCAAAGTATTAATAGCTCCTGTAGACATATTAAAGATTTTATCAGCAGTAAACCAATCATCACTTTTTTTAAGCATAGACGTACCACTTTTTAAGCCACTCATACGCAAAGTAAAAGAATCCATCAACCAACGAGCTTCCTGTTCAGAGATATTAGCTTCCGAACGTAATCGCCTTATATAATAATTATAAGAAGCATTATTCAAACGGTTATTAAAAACAGCTTGCTTTACACGTTCCGAAACCTCAGCAGTTTCCTCTTTTTGACGTCTCCAAGCTTCAAGAGCTTGACGACCACGCAAAGAACCCATCAAATCCATAGATTTTTCAGATATCATTTGAAAATCGGCTTCGGGGTCAACTTCACGAAGAAATGTTTCAAAATCATTTGAAAAACGTTTAGCAACAATATCTTCTTGTTTTTCATCATTAGCCAAACGCTTAGCGCGAAGTTCTTCACGATACATCGGAAGTTGCATCATAGCATCACCGAGAGCACCATAAGCCTTAGAAAGGTTAGAGTCCTTGGAGGCAAGAAGTGCACCAATGTTGGCAGGGTTAGCAGGCGCACCACTAGTCAGAGAACCACTTATCTGTCCACCTGTTGTCTGTTGGCCGTAAATCAAATCGGGATTGAGGCCTGCAGCAGCAAAACGTTGCATCTGGGCAGCAGGGGAATTATACTCGTTTTCTCTGTTCCATTGGTCAATGTTCCATTGATTTTGGAGACGGGCAAGGGAGAGATTATGCTCCCTTGCTTTCTGATTCTCCTTTTTCTGTTCTTCAATGGATTGCTGATTGTTGAACGTACCAAAAAGACCACTAATTAATGAACCTATAGGCATAACGATAAATTTTAAGATTCAACATCGCCAAAGCGTTCACGGTCGCGCTTATGGGCATTACGAATACGATGCTTGGAGGATTCGGATTGTTCCCAAAGTTCAGCGGCATCAATTCCACGGATATCAGACAACGGCAAATTCCAACTTGGATTGGCTTCACCTTGCTTGTCGGGAATATAGGCCATATTTTGTGAACTTACAGGAATACCTTGGTCCGCCATCTTCTCAATCTGTGAAGGAGTAATAGCAAGATTACCATATACAGGGAGAACGGTATTTTCTACCTCTGTTCTCTTAGGTGAAACACTGTGTTTCGGGTACTGTTTGAATCGATTACGAAATTCCATAATTTAATGTTTTAAGGGTTATTTGTACTCTAGAATAATATTGTCCACGTGAGGTGGCCGAAATAGGTGGCTTCGCCCTTTTTTAATGGGGGTGAGAGGCCACCTCTTCGGTAACCTTCGGAACTAGTAGTCGGGCTTTTTAATCGACTTTCAACGACGGAATACCATATTTAGGAATTGGTCGTTTCATCGAGAAGTCAAAGAACAACTGACCGAATATCTTATCAGTGTCGGACTGAACTGCAAAGACTTCATTAGCTTCGTCGGGGGAGACGGTGAGGAACTCGGCAGAGAGTTCAGGTACACCATTATAGGTGCGATGAATTATATAATTCCGCATCGTATCACGAAATTCACCATGTGCTTCATCCGTACGTTGCAAGTAGTCATACCAGGCACGTTGATAGCCGAAAACATCATCAGGTCGCTTTCCTTCTTCGTCCCTGCATTGCAGTATAGCAAGCTCTTTGTTAAGGATAGGCTGAAAACCAATGTTTGCAAACTCGGGGAAATAGTAATCGAAGAGTTCATTTCTCGTGAGCATCTTGGGCAGCAACTGAGTGTAGATAGGCACAGGGACAAACGAAATAAATCCGATAATGAATCCATGCTCATCGCAATATTTAGTAATATACTCTTTAGTTTCTGCCATTAGAGAGGCTTGACCGGCCAAAGTACCAAGGGGAGCGCCTGTAGCATCGCCACTAGTTTGGGTGATAGCACGCATATCGACAACGCGAGAAATACCGCCAATAAACTCGGGCATCTGCAACTCTGAATAGGTGGGAGATGTACCAAAATGGGCTTCAATTTGATCCTTGTAACGGAGACCTTTTCTCATGTTACGTTCCAACCAAACTTGATAGGCATTGACATTGCGGAAATCGTTAATTGATATACCACTAGATATAGTGTCTACCAATGCACGGAGAGTACCAACGGGCATATCAGAAGAATGTGTAGATATACCTGTAATAGTTTCTCCATCTTCGCCAATTGTAGCCTGTGCAGTATAAGTATTTCCTTCTTCATCTTGGAAGGTCATCTTACCAGTGGAGGTTACACCGACCAAAGGGGGCATGCTGCCCTGTTGGGGAGATTGCACAGCAGTAGTATAAGCATCTTGTTCCCAATTAGCACGATACAACCCATAATGGCGCGTATCTGCTCCACCTTCATTAGACCAAACCCACTTGTTGTAGAGGGGTTTACCATCTTTTATGAATGGGTTATTACGAATATCGCGGTAAAATGCATTGTAACAGGCATCGACAGCACGGAAGGGGAGGGCAGAGATACGCTCACCACCACTAGTTGTAGAATTAGCAAACGGCAGATCAGACAACAAACGATACTTATTATCAATACCGAAACGGCCATCAACAACATAAGACACTCGCCAGTCATCAAAATTATCAGATTCAGAAATTGAAGAACCAACAACAGCATCAGTAAAGACGTAAACATAAAGAGGCTCACCAACATCTTCCAAATTAAAATCAATGGTAGTTTGACCACGCTCGGCATTATAGAAAGAAATATTACCAAGTGAACCGGTATAAACCTCACCTTGTACAGCAGCAACAACTTTCAAGGGGTTTTTTTCAGAACCTTTAGTCGCGACAAGTATCATAAAGTGCTTATCTTCATAGGATGAACCATCGCCAAGAACTTGGCGCAACTGATTATTACGACCAAGATACGAAGAATTACTCAACACATAAACCAAAGTATTGTAATTAACTGAAAGAAAACGAGAATGAGGAGCAAGACGTCGTCGCAGATAAAGAGAAATATCTTGACTAGCAGGACCACCTTCAACAACAGGCCACGGCAAAGGATAGAGGCCATTATTATCACGGGTGGAATTAAGCGATTCAAGAAACGACGAGATATAAGGTAGTGCACCTTCATAACCATTCACATAGGTTGCAGAAGCCATACGCCACCACGAAACAGAATTAGTACTATTAAAGAACGAAGTAGCATAAACGACAGAATCAGACGCCTTAACATTGAATTTCGTCTCAAGACTCTCATATCCTTTACTATATAGTACCGTAGGCACATTAAGAAAATCGCCTATTTTACCTGTCTCAAACATATCGCGGTTTTCTTCCGTGAGTCTGATGTAAGGAGGAGTCTTATCATCCCATTCGTTATCCGTCTTGGTGATAAATGATTCCCATCCGCGCCAAAGGGCACGATTACGGACATAGAAGAAATGCAAATTAGCACGAATCTTTGTTTGAACAGGGAACGTCATCGGCATGAAGTTAAAGCCAAAAGAAGGGTTAATGCGGACAGAATCACCGCTAATGACATCCTGCACGAAACAAGGGGTTATCTGACCCATCTTAAGGGTCAAATTGTTAGTAAAGCCCATATTAAAGGTATTCCTATTAGGCTTATTGGTTACC